GCGCACTCCCTTCTCATTGTCCGGAGGACCACACGCAAAAGCAGTCCCCGACCCTCACAATATAATGCATGTCGTGCGCACGTCACATGTGCAGCAATTAGACACTATCTCGTAAGAGATCCTTGTGCGCACACGGTAACCGGGACACTCGTGAGAGTATTTCTAAAAAATATTCGATTACTTTGTGCGCACGCGGTAATGCCGTCCCGAAAGAGGAAATCCAGTGATGACGACGACGAGTCGAAGAATGTCCAATGTTACGATTGGGACTTCACGTTCTTCGGAAACGAGGAATGCTTTCCCGAGGTTCCAAAATACGTCAAAATGCTTCAACCACTTTTCAAGAAGTGGGCATTTCAAATCGAAAAGGCACCGACAACCGGGAAACTTCATTATCAGGGTCGCGGAGCACTTTTCAAGAAGAAGCGGTTTTCCGAACTGATTACGCTTCTCAACGATACTCCCCTCAAGGGAATGGAGATATCCCCAACTGCAAACGCTTCGCGTACCAAGGAGGCATTTTACATGCTGAAGTATGACACTCGCGTAGAGGGTCCTTGGATGGATACCACTTGGACGGAACCCATTTACGTGCCAAGGCAATATCGAGGACTCATCGATAGACTTCTCCCATTTCAACAAACGATCTTGGATTCTCGCAGCATTTTCAATGATCGGATCGTCAACCTTGTCATTGACAAAAGTGGTTCACTTGGAAAAAGCACTTGTGCTTCACTTGGCCAATTACATTTCGGTGGACTCGACCTTCCACCAGTCTCGGATCACAAAGAGCTTACTCAAGCCGCATGTGACATTTTAATGGCCAAAGAGCAACGCGTTCCTGGAATCGTCTTTTGCGATCTTCCACGCGCCTTAACCATGGGCAAGAACCCCAAATTGGGGCCATTTATGGTTGCCATTGAACAGATCAAGAAAGGGCATGTGGTCGACATGCGAAACCACTACAAGGAATGGTGGTTCGACTCGCCCGCAGTATGGATCTTCTGCAACAACGGCATCGACGTTAAGTACATGTCCCGCGACCGTTGGCGCTTCTGGGGCATCAGTGATCAAAAAGAGCTCCATTCCCTGTCCCGGGATGAGGTCCAAGCCATGGTCGAAGAATGAGCCAAATGAGCCAAGTGCTGGAAAATAAGGTGTTACAGGGGGTTCACCCCCCGCCATTTTCCAGCTTCGCTGGGTGGAGCGCCAGCGGAACAAACAGGGCCAAGTCGGTTCACTTATTCCACTAGTGTCGCTAGCCTAAGTTTAGCCGTCGGAGACGCGGTGCATGTAGTCCACTGAATACTGTGCACATAAAAACGAAATGGCATATGGACGTAAAAAGGGAACTGGTCGCGCTCGCGGTCGCATGTCTCGTGGCCGTGCTCCGCGACGTGCTGTTAAAGTTCCGAAGAAGAAGAAGACCGCCCGGTCCTACACGCGGTCCAATGCCCTCGCAGTCAACCGCCTCTCCCGTAAGATTGAGTCCGTTCGCATGGCGGCGTACGGGAGCATCCAGCGTAACTTCGTCAAGTTCGCAGACATTATGACGGTATCCGAAACCCGTCCCATCCTTTGGGATATCATGGATTTTTCCAAAGAGGAATCCGCCAGCAACATCGGTGGCCTAGTCTACCAGCAAGACGCCGCTGGCGCCGTCGCCGGCGCTACGCACTGGCAAGTCCCACCTACCCTGGCTACCAATCCGTTCCACGACGGATACAACAACGATTCCGTTGGTTCTGGCAAGTACCTCGCCATCAGCGCCACTACAGTGATCAAGCTCGAAGGCCGTCCCAACCTTTCCAATGCTCGCGTTCGCGTCCAAGTCTTTGGCGTCAAGGCAACGCAGCTCGTCCCGAATACCAGCACCGCTCCTCTCGACAACATGATCCTGCCATCGGCAATGTCCAACTTCCATCACATGGCAACTCCAACTTTTGGAAACTACCTTCCAAGCAACCGCTTTAAGACGTACGTCGACAAATGGTGCTACCTCAACTCCTCCAAGACTAACGCCGATATCAAGGGCACTAGTGCCAACACGAAGTACATTCGGTTCACCATCAAGCCCCAGGGCGGCAAGCTCTGCATCCAACAGTTTACCCTCCCCAACATCCAGGGCAACCAGAACGTCGACGACTTCGGGCCCACTAACATCCCACTCGGTCAACCACTTTGGTGCCTTATCAGCTGCGACGACAGTTCCGCAGATGCTGATCGGTGCACAGTGGATTGTTCAACGGTTCGCACTTGGCGTGATCCAACGGGTCAGTACTAGGCGCACTCCCTTCTCATTGTCCGGAGGACCACACGCAAAAGCAGTCCCCGACCCTCACAATATAATGCATGTCGTGCGCACGTCACATGTGCAGCAATT